CACAGCAAAAGCGTTTGCTTGATCAGCAAGCGGCGCAACAAGCACAGGCACGGCAAGCTGAACTCGGTACAAGACTCAAAAGTTTTTATAACAAAAAACCAGAGGAAAGAAACTTTGAGGAAATCGAGCAGTTATTTGCATTCGCAGGAAACAAAGAACAGCTAGATGCTTTGAAGTTAATGGCTGAAGGTACGGATAAAAGACGGCTTGATGCTGACAAGCGTTTTTATGCTCAAGTCATGCTTGGTTTGGAATCAGAGCCAACTGCTGCATATAAGTTATTAGATGACAAGATTTTGGCAGAAAAAGACCCAGGCCAAAAAGCGGCATTGGAAACAATTAAAAGAACTGCTGAAACTGTCAATCCAGCCGCCGCAGTAAATTTAATTGAACCATATACAGCCTCAATATTTGGAAAAGACTGGTATGCAGGCTTAAAAGAAGCTCGCGGTGAAAGACGCTTGCGCGAACAAGAAAAGCCAACTCTTGAAAAATTAGAAGCCGAAGCATTATCAGCAGGAGTGACAGCAGAATTTGCACGCCCATTAGCACAAGCTCAACTTGATAAAGCCAATAAAGAAAAACTTGCCCCAAGTGTGCAAGAAGCACTTGATTTTGCAAATCTAACACCAGAGCAACAAAAAACATTTTCTTCACTGCAAGTTCTAAAAAAACCTGCTGGCGCAGTAACAAACGTAAATGTTACCAATCTAGAAAAAACGGCAGAAGGTGAACTTGGCAAATTAGTGCCTGACTTATACAACCAAGCTAATTCAGCGGCAACTCAGCTAACTGACTTACCAAGATACCGTAAGGCATTAGGTGTTGCCATCACAGGCCCATTGGCAAATGTCCGTCTTGATGCAAACAGGATTGGTGAAGCATTAGGTTTTACTGGCGATAAGAAAATCAATGCAACCAGAGAATTGATACAAGGACTCTCTGAAATGGCTTTGAAGTCGCGGTCAATGTTGACTGGTCAAGGCGCAATCACCGACAGAGAGCAGGCACTTTTATTGCAAGCCCGTAGTGGTGATATAAGTTTTTCAAAGGGCGAGTTGGACGTTATTTTTAATGTCGCTGAGCGTGCGGCAACAGCACAGTATGAAAAAAGTAAAAACCTTTTACGTTCTGCCGCAGCAAAAAGCCCAACAGCGCAATTATTTTTGGACAATGTTGAAACTTTGCCTGGGGCTGTTGGCGGCGGTAGGGGTACAGTAAACCCACCAGCGGCTGGTCAGCGCAATGTAACTGTGGGTTATTGATATGCCATATTCAATAACAACAAAAGACGGCATCACAATTAACAACATTCCTGACAATGTTCCTGCTGATTCGCCTGAACTGAAAGCAAGGGTGGCGGCAATTCGTGCTGGACAGCAACCTACCGAAAGCGCATTAGAGGCGGCTGGCGCACCAACACCAGAAGAACCACCAAAGATGGGCTTTTTTGAGGGTATTGCTGAATCAGTAACTGGTCGTGCCCGTGCTACACCAGAGACGCAAGCATTGCCTGAATGGACTGGAATGCCAGAACTCAATCAAATGAGTGTGGCAAGTTTTAAGTCTGCGCTTGGCAGTTTACTGTCCAACCCAAAAGAGACTGTGCAGATTTTGCAATCCAACTTTCCACAACTTGGTGTGCGGCAGGATGCAAAGGGCAATTACATCTTAAAGTCATCGGTTGACCAAAAAGAATATGTAATCCCGCCTGGCTTTTCTATGGGTGATATTCCCCGTGCTGTTGGCGGTTTGCTGGCTTTTACTCCAGCAGGCAGAGCAACGACTATTGTTGGTGCGGCTGGCAAAGCTGGATTGACACAGACGGGTATTGAGGCCACACAAGCCGCAACTGGTGGAGAGATTAGCCCAACAGAAATAGCCGTAGCAACCGCCACAGGCCCATTAGGACAAGTCATTCAAAGGGCTGTCCCGCCAGTAGTAACGGCTGTAAAAAAAGGCGTAGAACGGGTTACAGGACGATCAACACCAGCCCCAAGGGTTGAGCCACAGATGGAGACTGGTGCGCCGATGGGTACAGCATTAGCACCTGAAGGCCCTGCGGTAGTTCAAGCTGTTGAGGAAGTGGTAACCCCATCTACTGCGCAAGTCGTAGCGCCAGCCGTTGAAATTACCGAGGAGGAAGTTGGCACTTTGGTCAAAAAAGCATCAGGCACTGGCTTTGGTTCGACTGCGGCAAGAGACAGATTGGCTGACTTGGCACAGGTCAATGTGGCAGCAAAAGAAGCCGCAGACCGTCTTGGCATCCAACTGCCTGCTGATGTGTTCAGCGATAACCCACAAGTAAGGGCAGCGGCTGGGTTGACACGTTCTGTTGCTGGCGGTGAAGCAGAGGCCGCATGGCGCAATACAGTAACTCAAGCTGTTGACAAGGCAGATGATGCAATCAAGCAGTTTGACGCAACTTTTGTCGAGGGTGCTGTTGCGCCTGGTGTGGTATCGCAAAAAATTAAAGATACGCTGACCAAGACTCGTTCAGACCTTAACACTGCGGCGGGGAAAATATATAACTCAGTCGATGAAAAAGTGCCAAAGACAACTGTGGTTGATTTGCCACAACTGCGAGAAACACTTGATGCAGTTAAAGCTGAAGTCGGCGATGCTGGAATGTCAATAGCAGAACGTAATTTGTCAAAGATGATTGAGGCTGGCAATGTGACCTATGGTCGATTGAAGCGTGAAAAACAGTTAATTGGTAACGCAATCAATAAGCTGGAATCGCCTTATGGCAGTATGGCTGAAGCTGATTTAAAGCGTCTATATGCGGCTTTAGCGGACGATCAACTGACCAATGTTGGAAATGTTGGTGGCGAAACATTGCGGCAAGAACTACGAGCCGCCAATCTTTTATATGCCAAAGAAAGAGCATTGGGCAAGCGCATCGTTAATGCATTCGGTCAAGATATTGAGGGCAGCGTTGCAAATAAGATGCGGACAGCGATTACCAGTGCCGCCAAAGGTGATACTGGCGAATTCAACCGTCTTTTGAAAACTGTACCTGATGACCTACGCAAAGAAACATTAGCAACAGCATTGGCATCGGTCACCAGATCGGCAAGAGGCGCAGAAAAAGGTGGCTTTGGATTCTCTGAGTTTGCTGATCTATACCCCAAGTTAAGAGCCAACCCACCTGTTTTTAAGACCATTGTGGATACACTTGGTAAAGACTCGGCAGATGTGCTTAGAGACTTATTTGAGGTTTCCAAGCGGGTCACAGAGGCGCGGGCAAATGTACTGACAACAGGCAAGGCTAATCAAGCATTGTTGCAAGGGATACAAGCTGAAAGCCTGATTGGTAAAGTCATGGAAAGCACGCTTGCAAAAGGCGTGGTGACTGGTGCGGCAGCTACTGGTGGTCCTATTTTGGCTGGTGCGGCATCAGTTATCACAAGCGCATTGACGCAGGGCAACAAAGATGCTTTGAAGTCGGCTGGCAAATTGTTTGCTGATGAAAGTTTCCAAAGTCTTGCAATAGAAGCCGCAACCAAAGGTGAGAGTGCCGCAAGTCTACGAAGAGCCGCTTTATCACCTGCATTTAGCAAATTTGCAGATACAGTTGGTTTGCCAAAGAATGTTGATGCGAGAATTCAGTTCTTACAAAGTGCAATCCAAGCTGGTCAAGCCACACAGGAGAATGAATAAATGTCCGCACTATCAGTAGAACCACCATTCCCAGCCTTTGCGGGTTCTGATGGACAGCCGCTGGACGATGGCTACATCTGGATTGGCACTGTCAATCTAAACCCAATCACCAACCCGATTGTTGCTTATTGGGATGATGCGCTGACCATCACCGCTGTCCAGCCCATCCGCACAAGTGGGGGTTATCCTGTCTACCAAGGCACGCCATCACGTATCTACACCAATGGCGATTACTCCATCCAAGTCCAAAACAAGAACGCCACGGTGGTTTATACCTCGCTGAACGGTAATGCTTTCCCTGGTTCTGCTGGCAATCTCGTTGTCAATGCAACTGGTACAGGTACTCAGACTGTTTTTGCGGTTGCTTTTGTGCCAAGCCTGATCTACATCAACGGTGTTTATCAAAATCAAAACACCTACACACTTTCTGGCGGTAACGTAACATTCAGCGAAGCACCACCATTTACCTCGATTATTGAATTTGTATTGTGAGGAATAAACCATGTTGAAATCAGTCTCATCCATCACCAACGCCATCGGTGCGTTGAACTTCAAAGGCACATGGGATGCCAATGCCAACAGCCCTGCGCTGGCTTCTAGCGTAGGCACAAAGGGCGATTATTACGTTGTTGGCACAGCAGGTTCTACCAACCTGAACGGCATCAGCAACTGGGGTGTGGGCGACCTTGCAACCTTTAACGGCTCAGTCTGGCAACGGGTCGAGGGCGGCGCTGACCTGAATGGCGTGAACTTGTCAGTATCAGGCACAAGCACCTTATCAGGTTTGACCGCCTCGACAGCTCTGGCGTTGAACGCAAGCAAGGAAGTGGTCAGCGTCACCAACACAGGCACAGGCAACAATGTGCTGGCAACAGCCCCGACCTTGGTGGGTGATGTAAATTTATCCACAGGCAATCTTGTCATCGGCACATCAGGCAAAGGCATTGACTTTTCAATTACTAGTCACCCTGCTGGCATGACCAGCGAATTGCTGGCTGACTATGAGGAAGGTGATTGGACACCTAGCGTTACATCCAGCGTTGGCACAATAACAACTTTGGGCACTGTTACGGGTAAATACACAAAAATTGGGAATGTGGTCACATTATTTACAAGAATAGATGTTACTTTAAATGGAACTGGTGCAGGCCAAATAAAAGTTGCTGGGCTACCTTACTCTGCAAGCACATCTATTGTGGCATATAGCGGATACGGTAAAGACCGTGCTGTAACTGGAAAAATGTTGTCAGTTGATTTTGTTTCAACAACGTCGCTTTTTGAAGTAACCAATTACGACAACACTTATCCAGCAACAACTGGCGCAACGCTAATTGTCACTGTGATATATACCGTAGCATAAGGAATAAAAATGTCTTTGACTAAAGTTTCTTATTCAATGATTACTGGAGCGCCAGTAAATATCCGCGATTACGGCGCTGTTGGTGATGGTGTTACAAATGACACGACTGCCATTCAAGCTGCTTTGACTTACGCAGACAGTATTCGTGGGTATGTGGTTATACCTACGGGTACATTTGTTGTTAACGCAACATTGACACCAGGCAACGCAAACATTGTTGGCGAAGGTGGGATATTAAAATACACTGGATCAGCGCATTGCTTGATTGCGCCAAGCGTAATTCAAGGTGTAATTTTTCAAGGCCCTGGTCGTGCAACATCTAGCATCGGAATTAAATCTGCTGGTGGATTTAAAAACCAAGTCGTTCAATGTACGTTTACTTTGTTTGGAACTGGTATTGAATTTTCAGGCTCGGGTCAAAAAATTCAGCGCAGTTATTTCACCACTTGTGGCACTGGTGTTAAGGTTGTCAAATATCCATCACCAAGCACAGACCCAACAACCACATTCACTTCAGAAAAGAACTGGTACGAAGTCTGTACCAATGGCCTTTGGATTGATTCAACTGGCGCTTCTAGCGGCATGATTTCATGCTCGTCCATTGACGATATTTGGCAACTTTGTGAAGGTTCGGGATTGCGTTTGCAATCTGCAACTTTTCCAATGTCTTTGATTAACCCTCACACTGAACAAAATAGTGCGACTGCGGGTTGGTTTGCGTTTAATTTTGTCAACAGTAATGTTGTTCAAATTGGTGGGTATAAAGCTGCATCAATCAATACCGACAGTATTGATGGAAATACTTTTTATCAAGTTTTGTCGTACAACGGAACTCAAGTCAAAAACGTATATGCTCTAAGCGATTTAGCCATATCAAAGGTGGCGTACTCCTACGATGCTAATATTGGATTGCTCAGTATTTCAGCAAGTACCAATGTTGCAACTCAACAAGTTGAGTTTGCTGGTGGCGCGTACAACAACACCTTTAGCGCCAGATATAAAATGTTTGGCGGCTTTGGTGATAACGCTTTTATTTACGGAAACTTTGTTGAGTCCGAGCGTACAGTTGGAATTGGTGACGGCGTAAATTTTCACCTTGGCGTTTTAACAAAAGGTTCTCCTGATACTTTTACTCGAAAAGTAACAATGGATTACTTGGGTAACTTGTACCCATATGTTGATAACACTCGCTCTATTGGCACAGCCTCAAACCGCTGGTCTGTGGTGTATGCTGCAACAGGCGCAATCAACACCTCTGACGCAAACACCAAAACAGAAATTGCTGATTTGTCTGCGTCTGAAAAAGCAACCGCAGTTGCAATCAAAGCATCAATCAAGTCTTTTAAATTCAAAGACGCTGTAGCAACTAAAGGCATTGATGCTCGTATTCACGTTGGCGTGATCGCTCAAGAAGTTGAGCAAGCATTTATTGCAAACGGGCTTGACCCTGAAAAATACGCTTTGTTTTGCTCTGACACTTGGCACGAGTACAACGAGCAACCTGTTGAAGTAAATTCAAATGGTAAGTTTGTAGAGTCTTTTTACGCGGTGAACGGTGAACGGGTTAGCGTAGAAAACAAAGAAGACTTGCCAGCAAACGCTGTTTTGACAAACATTGAACACGACACAATTGAAAAGACACGTTTGGGCATTCGTTATGACGAATTGCTTGCGTTTATCATTTCATCAATCTAACCGTACTGGTGCGGCCCACCAGACTTAATGCCTGACTGGATGATCAGGTTGGAAACAAGGAAATGATATGTTAAAAAAAGTTACCTCCGTTGACTTGATTGAAGTCTTAGAAAATGGCTCAATTCAAGTTCGCACCAAGACCGCCGTCAAAGAAGATGGCGTTGAAATTAGCAGCAAGTTTCACCGCCACGTTCTCGCCCCCGGTGCTGACGTAAGTGGTGAAGATGCCAAAGTGCAAGCCATTGCCGCATCTATTCACACTCCAGCAGTGATTGCAGCCTACAAAGCAGCCCAAGCTGCACAAGGAGTCTGACATGGCAACTAATTCACAGATCGCGTTTGCCCCACTTGGCAACACCGTTGTCATCCCTGCGGCGGCTAGTGCGCCGACTGGCGTACAGGCACTGGTTGACCCACGTTTTGATGCACAAAGTACAGGACAGTACCGCATCATCAATTCCAGCGCAAACACCGTTTTCTTGGGTGTTGGTAGCACGGCTGCAGTTGCTACGGCAAATGCTGTTGCGCCTGTTGCTGGTACGCCATCATCGGCCATTGTCCTAGTGCCTGGTGCTGTTGAGGTCTTGCGCTTTGGGCGTGAATCGTTCTTCAGTGGCTTAGCATCTGCCGCATCCACCGTGTACATTGTGCAGGGCGAGGGCATGTAATGGCTGAGGATACTGACACGCGGCTGGCGGTTCATGAAGCAGTTTGCGCTGAAAGATATGCTGCCATTGAAAAGTCTTTTGCTTCAGGTTCACAACGCATGACCCGCATTGAGTATTTGCTTTATGTGGTGATTGCGGCTGTGTTGCTGGGGCCAGGCTTTGCTGGTGAGTTGGTCAAAAAAATACTGGGGCTGTAAATTGACCCGATCAGCATTTGTTTGCTTGCAGCAGGGCTTGTTAAGCAAATACAAGCTGGGTGCGAGCTGTACAAACAGGCAAAAGAATCTTTCGTTGAGATTAAGCAAACTGCTGATGAGGTTATCGCCATTGGCAAAGAGGTGCATGGCTTTTGGGGTCAATTACTTGCGTTTTTCAGACCCAAGTCCCAAGCGTCAAAGCCTGTGGCGAAAAAGAAGTCAACCTATGTCGCAGTTGATGAGACACAGGTCAAGATCGACATAGTTAAAAATCTAACTGAGTTTTTCAGACTGCAAGAGCAGTTGGCGGCACACATCAGAGAAGAGGAAGAGAAAAGCCTGACAGTTTATGACCCAGATCAAAACTTAATGGAAGCGGCGCTCAAGCGAGTAATGGCACAGCAAGAGATGGACCGATTGGTTGTGACAATTAGGGAGACGATGGTGTACCAATCGCCCAAGGAAATGGGTGCGCTGTACTCAGAAGTCCACAAGATGCGTGATGTCATACAAGGCGAACAGGAAAAAGCTAGACTTGCAAAAGAAGCGCAAGAGAGGCAAATGCGATGGCAACGGCGGCAAGAGGAAAGAAACCTCCAGCTAAAGCTGGCGGCAGTAATAGCAACTACTATATTCCTCCTCTACCTTTGGTTGTGGCTCCACCTGTTAAGTCGCTGGCGGCAGATATGATGGGCTGGATTTTTAGCTGTGTGCTGATCGGGTTGTTATTGCCTTTGCTTGGGTTTCTGTATGTGGACATACTGGAGACAAAGCAAGAAGTCAAAATACAACTGGAAAAAGTTGAACGATTAAGGCGTGAAATCGAAAGGGAAAGACGTGAAAAGAAGTCTAGCGATATTATTTCTGATAACCCTGTATTTGATCGGGTGCGAAGACCGTTTTCGCTACCCATGCCAAGACCCTAAAAATTGGGAACTTGCTGATTGCAAACCTCCAATCTGCACTGCCACTGGCACTTGCCCAGACCAGTTAATCAAACCTGAACAGGAGAAAAAATGATGCCTACTGTTGCCTACAAAACAACCAACCGCCTGACCGCAGACGAGATTGAAGTCAGGGTATGGGCATTCGTTATCGTGGTCTTGGTGACCATTCTGCTGGCCTCAATGGGTATGTTTCTGTACTCAGTCTCTTTTGTTACTCAGCCCATGAATGGCTCAATGGCGGCAATCGACAAGGTTTATACCCAACAAATCAGCACCATCATGGTGTTTATCACTGGTGTATTGGGTGGTGTTGCTGGTCGTTCTGGTGTTAAGGCCATTGCAAACGCAACTGCCAAGGCTGAAGCTACTGACAACGATGAGCAGCCCAAGTCATGAGTTTGTTTAATCCTTGGGTGATTCTTGGCATCGTTATGGCGGTGCTGAGTAGCTTTGGTGCTGGATACTTTACTGGCGAATTGAATGAGTATGAACGCCAACAACTGGAGATTGCTGCCCTGAATGCCAAGGCGAGGGAAACTGAGCAGACAATGGCAAAGGTAGCGCAGACTTATGCAGAGACATTACGAAAGGCAAACCATGTTGCAAAGATTAAAGAGACCCGTTTGCGTGATGATATTGCCACTGGCGCTCTCAGCCTGCGGGTTGCTGTCAAAGCCCCCCAGTGCGCCTTACAAGCCGCCACAGATACCGCCACTGCCAGCGGAGGTGACGCAGGAACAGCATCAGCCGAACTTAACAGATCGGTTGCTGATGCTCTTATCGCCATCACCGCAGAAGGAGATGCCGCCATCAGAAAACTCAACACCTGTATCCAAACCTATGACCAAATGAGGAGCATGAAATGAACTTATCCCCAAACTTCACACTTGATGAGTTAACCCACACCGACCAACGCAACATGGACAATACGCCCAACGATGCCGAGCTGGAGAACTTGGTGCGCTTGGCTGAGTTTTTGGAACAGGTCAAAGAAGTGCTTGGCGGCAAGCCAATCATCGTGAATTCTGCGTTTAGGTCAAAAGCCGTAAATGATGCAGTGGGTTCAAAAGATTCCAGTCAACATCGGCGTGGGTGTGCGGCTGATATTCGAGTGCCAGGCATGAAGCCAGATGAGGTGGTTAGGGCAATTATTGAGGCAGGGTTACCTTATGACCAAGTTATCAGGGAATTTGACCGCTGGACCCATGTCAGCATACCTAATGCAGGGGATATTAAGCCCAGAGAAATGGCCTTGATTATTGACAAATCAGGGACAAGGGCGTTTGCTTAATCGGCATAAAAATGCAGCATTGCCAATAAAACGCCAATGCCGATGATTGCGCCAATAAACAAAATTGCGATGGTTATGAGGACTTCCATTTTTTGCACATCTCCTGTACTTTTTGGGACTTTTTCTTTTTATCACAAATATTGCTGAGTTGTTTCAATTTGTACTGCATTTGCATTTGTGCTGGAGTTGGTGGAACTGGTGGGTCTTTCGGCAATAAACCCGCCACACCCAGCCAACAGCACCCAGCGGCAACAAGTAGACGATCAAATATCATTCTTCCTCCTCGTATTCTTTAAGTCTGCGCTGTAGTCTGCCAATGCGCTCGACGTTGTAGGTGACGATGGAGGCCGCATACTCCACTGCGCTCTCCGCTTCCAGCTTCTTGATGACGGCCTCACGCATTTCTTTCTCGATGATTTCACTGATGGGCTTTGGCTTCATCAGTTCCTTGATGTACTTGAGTGTTGAATCTTTCCAACTCATGTGTTTCTTTCTTTTAATGCGGCTTCAATGGCTCGGATATGTTCTTGACTCGGTTCATATGGCAGGTTCCACACGATGTCTTTTACCTCCTCATCCGTCAGCCCTACCCATGTGCTCTGTGGTGGGGTGGTGTAGATGGGAAGCCAACCCTCAATCGGTATTGACTCAAAACTATCGCTTTGCCATCCTCTCGTATTAGGGTCAATCCATGATGGACTCATCCACGCT